TTTGTCGCGGAGCTAACCCAGTTTCTTAGCCTAAAGGAGGCGAATAGCAATGGCATTTACCCATGGTTCTAAGGCTAAGTTCTGGCTTGGTACTAAGGCTGCGCCTACAACTGAAGCCGACATCTCCAGCTACGTCCTTAACATTCAGATGCCTCGGACGACCGACACTGCTGAGACTTCAACGTTAGGTAACTTATACAAGACATACGTTCCTGGTTTAACAGACGGTTCAATTTCGCTGGACGGTCGTTATGACCCAGTTATTGACGTCATCTTGTCAGACCTTATGGGAGAGGTATCGGTGGATTATTTCTACCGCCCACAAGGTAACACTACTGGTTTACCCCAGTTTTCTGGTTCAGCAGTGCCTACTAACTATCAGGTGACGGCAGGCATCGGCGACGTTTCCTCCTGGACGTTCCAGCTTCAGTGCACTTCTGCAATTACTCGCGGGACTGTGCCGTAAATCGAGTTAACGAAATTACGCTACTTCTATATAAGGGATAATGAAATATCATGGCACTTACAATCGATCAAATCGTCAAGGCATCTAAAGTTGAAACAGAAGAGTTTGAAGTCCCGGAGTGGGGCGGTACTGTTCTGCTCCGGGGCGTCAGCAAACGGGATCAGCAATTGATCTGGAAAGAAGCAAGTGGCGGTAGTGATGATCCTACTGACATGAATACAACCTTGCTTAACAGGCTGTTATTACAGCATGGGATGGTCGATCCTGTTGTAGATGATGGGGCGTACGAACAATTGTCCGACGGTTATGCTGGGACTTTGGATCGTGTTGTTCTTAAGATCATGAAGATATCTAGGTTCAGTGACGCTGATCTGAAGGCGGTACAGCGTAAATTTTCAGTTGAAGCCGGAGAGTAGGTTTGTTTTTAGATTGGCACGTGATCTACATAAAACTGTGCAGGAATTATTAGATGGTCAAATTGGATATGTTGCTATGTCTGACGGAACACTAAAGTCCTATCAGGCAGTGTCGCCACTTAGTAACGATGAATACATACACTGGATAGCGCTATATCAAATAGAAGCCGACGAGCAAGAGCGACAGGACGCCGCTGCTAAGGGACGCTCACGGCGATAGAGGAGAGGTGAAGGCGTCATGGCACGGGTTACACTAAACGCTATCATTGACGCCGACACCAAAAAATTTGATGCTGCTATCAAGGGTGCTCAAGCCGGCCTGTTGACTCTTGGTAAAGCTACTGCTCTTGGTGACCTTGCTATTGGTGCTGCTGCTGCCACTACCCAGTTACTGAGTATGGGCAATCAGGCCGTGCAGGCTAGCCAAGCCCTAGGCGCTATCACTGGCGCAGGGTTGCTTATGGCAGCTCAAGGCGCAATTGTTCTTAAGCTGGCGATGAATGAAAATAATGCTGGGGCCAAGCAGTTAAAGGACACCTGGCAGCAGATGAACAACGACTTTGTCAAGGCTTCGGCTACTGTTCTTCCTGGGTTAAATGCTGGTCTCAAAAATGCCTCTGCACTTGTCCCTGTATTATCTAAAGGGCTTCATGACACAGGTCTTGTATTGGGGGACTTGGCCGCTAAGGCCGGCTTAGTTGTAGCTAGTCCTTTGTTTAAGCGTGATATCGGTCAAATAATGGCATACAATAGTGATTCTATGTTTCGTTTTGGTGAAGCTGGAATTACGTTACTAGGTCCACTCCGAGATTTAGCAGCAGTAGCAGCTAAGGTATTAAATGAGTTTAGTCGCCTTACTCCTATGTGGGCACAACAGTTCGCTGACTTCATTGCAGCTAAACGAGCGTCGGGTGAACTTGAAGAAACTTTCCGCAAAGGTACTAAGGCACTGATTGACTTTGTTCAGGGCGTGTGGGCATTTGGTGGTATCATCAAGAATGTCATGGAAGCAGCGGGTATTGCTTCTGGTGACACGATGGGCAAACTTTCTGGTTGGCTTAAAGAACTTAAGAAAAATACTGACGAGGGTACACCTGCTTTTCAGAAGATGGTGGATGTTTTTGTAGAAGTAAATAGAGTGGGCAGAAGACTCATGGAAGTTTTCAAAGGGATTGGAGAGGACCTTAAGGGTGTTGATCTAAAGGCTCTGGCCGATGCGTTCATTAAGATAACTGAAGCTACTATAGCACTTACTCCTGCTTTAGTAGCTATTACTAATGCTTTTGCCACTTTGATTGCTGCTACTCCTGAACCTGTCCTAAAGGCTATTATTGCTTCTTTGATTCTTTTGAAGATAGCGCTAGGTATAGCTCATTTAATTCAAGCTATAGCTGGTGCCTGGGATACTCTGAGCACTGTTTTAGGCCCAGTGATTAGATTTATCGGACATCTTATTGCAGCGTTTATTAGACTTGGACCGGTGTCCGCTATATTGCACGGTATTAGAATTGCTTTTATGGCTATGGTAGGTGTTATTGCTAGTGCGGTTGGTGCTATTACTGGAACTATTCTTTTAATTATAGCCGTAGTTCTTGCTGTGATAGCAGCAATTGTTCTTCTTGTGATCTACTGGGATCAGGTTTGGAATCAGATAAAGAATATTGCCGGAACTATCTGGCGTTGGATGCAGATGGTCTGGGACGAAGTTATGAAAGCCATTTTATGGGCTTGGAATAACCTCGGTTTGAAAGAACTCTGGGAAGGTACTTGGAATACAATCAAAATAATAGCTTCTACAATATGGAATATTTTACAAGTTGCCTGGGATACATTTCTTAATGTAATGAAGATCGCCTGGGAAACATTCTCCGGTGTCGTTACTACTTTATGGGAAGGATTCTGGGGAGCGATAAAAACTGTAGCTCAAGGAATCTGGGATGCTATACAGGCAGCCTGGGATATCTTCCTTGGTGTTATAAAGGGTGCTTGGGATGTTATCGCAGGATTCTTTACCGCTGACTGGTCAAGAGTTTGGGAAGGTCTGAAAGCGATAGGTAGTGCAATTTGGCAAGGAATGCAGGAACTCTGGGATATCTTCCTCGGCGTGTTGATGAATTTATGGAATATTTTCAGGAATACTTTATCCGAGGCTTGGAATATTCTTTGGGGTGGTATAAAAGAAGTCGCTAGTACGATTTGGCAAGGAATACAAGAGGCGTGGGATATCTTCTTGAACGGTATCAAAGCCGCTTATCATTCTTTTATTGATACATTTAAAGAAGCTTGGAACGTGGCCTGGGGAACAGTTAAGCAGATAGCTGTAGACATCTGGGAAGGTATAAAGGCGGCGTGGCAAGATTTTTGCGGATTCTTTATTAATATTTGGAATGGTTTTGTTGGGCAGTTGTATACTGCATGGAATGCGTCCTGGACTTTTATTAAAGATATAGCATCGACTATCTGGAATGCGATACAGATAGCTTGGGATGCGTTCTTGCAATTCTTTATTAATATATACGAGGGGTGGAAAAGCACCCTGCAAGACGCGTGGCGTAATTCTTGGGAATTTGTAAAGCAAATAGCTACTGATATCTGGCAGGCATTACAGGTTGCTTGGAACGCTTTCTGTGGTTTCTTCATTGGTATCTGGAATACGGTTTCGGGCGCTTTGCAGAGTGCCTGGAATACTGTATGGAATGCTTTATCAACAGTAGCTCAAGCGGTATGGAATTTTCTGTCCGGTATTTGGAACGCTTTTATTAATGGATTAATAGCAATTTGGAACACGGTAAGTGGTGTTCTGTCAGCATCATGGAACGCAATATGGAATGCTATACGTACAGTAGCTGAAACAATTTGGAATGCGATTCGTACTGCGTGGGAAACTATTTTGAACGCATTACGTGCTGCCTGGGAAACTTTTGCTAATTTTATTAGAGCTGCTTGGGAAGGATTTCAGAGAGTAGCAACTGCCGTATGGACATTTATAAAAGATACAGCCACTAGATTGTGGAATGAATTATGGGACGCTCTGCGTAATGCCTGGGAAGCTTTTGCAGGATTTATTCGTGACGCCTGGGAGGGAATGAAGAGAGTAGCTAATGAGGTCTGGACTTGGATTAAGGACACGGCCACTAGATTATGGAACGAATTATGGGACGCAATAAAAGGTGCTTGGGAATCATTTGCAGGATGGATCCGCGACGCCTGGGAAGGTTATAAGCGTGTAGCAATTGCGGTATGGACATTTATTAAAGACACAGTGAGTAGACTTTGGAACGAGCTCTGGGACTTTGTAAAAGGCGCGTGGGAGGGTTTCGCGGGGTTCATACGTGAGGCGTTCGACGGCTTCAAGCGTGTGGCACTTAGGGTATTTCAAGAAG